CATTTACTTTATTAGTATAGAATTCTTTTAAACGTGATGTATTATCTACTGAGGTAATATATTCTTTGAGGATATCTTTTTGTTTAGGATGTAATTCATCATATTTAGTATTAAAATTTTCTAATACCATTTTATATGCTAAAAAACGTACATCTTTATCTGCTTTTTCAAACTCTTCCATCACATCATCCTTAACTTTACTTTCAATGATTTGGGCTGCAGTTAAGTGTTCTAAAATGGTTACTTTATTGGTGATGATTTGATCAGGATTGTTAGTTTGAGAGTTGTTAATTTCTAACAAAGTATAAAAAGCAGCATATATTTTATAATTAGGGAGTTTATGATTAAAAAATTCATTTAAATCATAGTGTTTTTGAATTTCACTAATTAAATTATATTTTTGTCTTTTAATAATCCCTCTATTTAAAGTTTTTGAAGAATCAGTTAAAGTACTAATAACAATATTAGCTTTAGATTCAGTTAATGATGTTCTTTTTAATAAAGTTTCATATAACTTGTACTCACGACCTAATTCCGTTTTAACGAAATATTTTTTAAGTATATCTTTTGCCGGGGAATCCTTACCATCTAGCGTGTCTGTGGTAATTTGACGAACTAAAAGTTCAAAGAGGATACCCGTATTTTTATACTTTGAATGTTTTACTTGCATTCTTGTTATATTTGTTTATTTATAAATATATGAAGTTTTTTACTCTCGTATTTGTGATTCATCTAGTAATGAATTTCCTCTAATATCTGATTCAAATATGATTTGTTTCTTTTGATTTTTAATATCATTGAACATTTTAGCATTTTTATTTCTTTTAACTTTGGTTTCAAGTGCTAAAGGAGAACCACCTTGATATTTTGGTTTAATAGAATCTGATTCATCTCCATCTACTTTCATGCCAACAGCTCCAATTCTATCTTTACCAAAGGCATTATCTTGGGTATTTTTATCAGTTACTTTTTCTTCAGGGCGACCTAAATCTTTGTCTTCATCATATCCAACAGGCACTTCTCCCTCATTGTATCTGCCTCTACCATATAAAGCTGCTAAATCATGTGGTGTACCATAAGATTTACCTGTTTCTAATGGATCATTTCCTTCATTCTCAATTTGAGCCATACGGAATTTACGTTTTGCATCTTGGATAATCAAGTCTCTATATTCATCATATTGATCTTCGCTTAAATGGAATATGTTTTCGTAAATCCAATCGGTAGGCATTAATTTGGATTCCATCATTTGATTAGCTAAATCAACTTTTTCTTTCATTAACGCAATCCTTTCTTGATCATAAATGATAGAAGGTGTAGTTAAAGATAATTCAAAATTAGTTAAGTTTTCATCATTGTAACCTTGAGTATATAAATGAACTAATGCAATTTTAGTTAACTCTGAAATTACAATACGTTGGATACGTTCAACTGTGCGGGCAAATCGGATATCTTCAGCCGCTAATGTGGCTTTACCTGTTAAATCTTTTTCGTACCCCATAAATGCTTTAGGTACTTTAAGAGCAGCAAATAATTTGTCTCTTAAATATTCAACATCTTGAATTCCATCCCACTGTAAGCCTGCTAAATTATCAATTTTAGTAGCTTGATCATTTCCACGAACAGGAATATAAAAATCTTCAAGTAAATTTTGCATATTGTACTTCAAGTTATAATCACCAGTTTGTTGATCAATATATGGAGTACGTTTCATTTTAGAAATTGTCTTTTGCATAAAGTTTTCTACTTCAGCAGGTGCAATGTTTCCAACGTTAATATAGAATATACGTTTTTCAGGTGCTCTAACGATACGGTGAATTAACATCGCATCTTCCATCATAGTATATTGTTTAAACAATTTACGAGCAGGCTCTAAATACGATCTACCATAAGGTAAAAAGTTAGTATCCGTTAATAAACGGAAATGGGACATTTCATAATTGTCAAAATAAATTGAATTAGCTTGTCCACCTGCATTTGGAACGTTATAGTAACCATAATCTGATGGAGAAGAGATACCATCAGGATCAAATCTAAATCTTACAGATGCTGGGTGGTCTTTATCATATCCATCTTGTCTTTCAATATGGAATGCGTTGTAAGGTATAACATTATATATACCGAATTTTTCAGCAATCTCTAATTTTAAGAAGAAATCACCATATTTTAGCATATTACGAATCCAAGGCCATAAATTAAATTCAATATTTAATACATCGTAAAATAAATTGTATAATATTTTTTGTACATCTTCATCCGAACTACGAATTTGGAGTACTTCACCCATATCGTTTCTTAATGTGCTTTCATCAGCTAAAATATCTAGGGCAGAAGCAATAATAGCATCTGTATCCATTGAATCATATTCGGAATAAAGTGTGGGTCGTAAAGTTTGATAATTAAAGCTGCTTTGATATCCATAAATTGAGGTATGTGAGTTGGTATAGATACGATTAAATCTATCTATTAGTGCATTTGTTTCATATTCACCTGAAACTTGGATTTTGTTAACGTCCATTACTTTCAATTGAGTATCACCATCATTTCTAATGATAACATCTGTTGAAAATAAACGTTTTAATCTCGAAAATAATCCTGTATCTGCCATTGTTTTGTTTTATATTATATCAACCAAGAAATATCTTCTTGATCATTTGAATATGGGTTATCTATTTTATATGGGTTATTAGTATATTGATTAACATTTGTAGTAGAAGAATACCCTCCAGAATATCTGTGTGTATTAGTTGACATACCATTTAACATACTTTTAGTCATATCCATTCCACGTTGTCTTAATTTAAAAGCAGTCTCACGCAAATAACATCCCATAGCAAATGACATTACTAAATCATCATTATAGCCTGATTGGGCTTCTGCTCGACCGTTTCTCCATATAAATACTTTCATTTCTTCTAGGAGGCGAATAGAGTAAAAAGTAACTCCTTTATCTTGAATAGCTTCTTGAAATTTACCAATTGCTATAGGGCGAGTACCAGTTGACATTGTAAATCCAGGTGTCATTTTGGTTGTATCCATGTAAGGATCAAAGTATGAATCTACATTATTTGCTCCACCTTTAGGGGAATAATAGAAGTTTTGATATCCTCTATCTAATATTGTTTGAACTGTTGACCAACCTACACTTGAATTTTCAACTGCAAGTAAAGCGTTATTGTATTCTGTAGCTATACTAGCTAGTAAATGGCCGTAATCTTTTGTGCCAACTTGACCTCTATATTCACCTACTTGCGTAAATGTTTCGACATCCCAAATATGAAATGCAGATGAATCTTTTCCGTCTCCACGAGCAACATCAGCTGTGATTAGATAATTTCTAGAGTAATCTGCGGGTTCCCAAATCCATAAATTTTGATCTATTCCACGTTTTTCAAGAGGTTCTTTTATCCAAGTTTGTTCATAAAATGTTATATCTTCAGGGTAAAATACTGTATCACCTGAAGTGGTAAAGTCACAGTCACATTCTTGGGCTGCCATTCTAATACCTAAATCAGCATCTTGTTGATCTCTCCATGTTTGATCACGTTCAGGGTGTACTTGCCAAGGTAATCTAATTGGTAAGAAACTATTTTCTCCCATTTCGGCTCTAACCCATGTTTGATGAAACCAGTTACCTGTACCATAGGGGGTAGATAAAGCAATACACCCACCACCAGTAGCTAAGGTTTGTTGAGCTGAAGCCCATATTTCACCAATGTTGTTAATAAAAGCAGCCTCATCAATTATTAACAAAGTAACGGCTTCTGAACGACCTGCATCGCTTGATGCTGCAGTTGCTTTAATTTGGGAGCCATTATTTAATCGTAATGTTAACTTGCTGTCTTCGGCGGGTTTATCTTTTTCTCTTAACCACGAAGGTAAACTATCGTACATAAATCGTACTTTTGTAACCATGTTTTTTGCAGTTTCCTGTTTAGTTGCGATACAAAGTACGTTTTTGTCTTGATGAAATAACATTAACCAAAGTGAATAACCTGCAGCTAATGTTGATATACCTAACTGTCTAGATTTTAAGACAATTGAGTATGGGTTTTCTTGAAATAAAGTTAAAACTTTTTCTTGAAAAGGATAGAGATTAAATTGAATACGTCCACGTTTTGGATGTTGAATGTAGCAATATTTTTTCATAAAATATGCAGGTGATGCTGCACATTTAATGTATTCTTCTCTTATTGCTTTCTTTAAATCGGACATAAGTTATTTAATCGATAATAATATAAGCAAAGCAGTTAAGGATCCCAAGAATCCTCCACCCAACCATTTAAGTCCTTTCTTTAAATTATTGTTTTGAGTTGTTAAAGTAGTTACATCTTTTTCAAGACCAGTAATTATATTGGTTTGTTTTAGTTGAATGTCATAATGTGTTTTATTTTGTTGGATACACACACTATCTTTTACTTTATAATCAGATATAATACTATCTTTTTCAACTATTTTTTCATTTAGTTGAATAACTAATTTTTGGGTTTTACCTAGCTCTTCTATTGCTGCATCTCCTTTAACTATATCAATAGCTATTTTTTGAGCAGTTTTGTAATCAAAACAAATTTTACTAGTATCTTTCTGAGAAAAAGTCGTTAAGCTGAGAAGGAGTGTAGGTATTAATATCTTTAAGTTTTTTATCATATCGAACACGTATATCAGTTATTTCTTGGTTTGTTGTATTAATTTCGTTATTTAATGAATCTATTTTAAATTGGTGTTGTAAAATTGAATTATCTAATTCAACTTGTTTCTTTTGAAGATCAATTAAAGTACGGTTTAAACTATCTATTTCTTGTTTTTGTTTATCGTATTTTGAAAGGTTAACATTTTCAGGACGTAAAAATACAACAAGTAATAGGAGTAAAATGATCGCACCCATAATTAGGTGCGATACATTAATTTTTATTGTTTTGTTTTTTATCATATTATAATCCAGCAACAGCTCTTAAAGCGTCTACTTGAGTAGCATTAAATTTATATTTTGCTTTAGCTGTGTTTATAATTTGGTTTGCTAATTGAGCATCTGCAGCACTTAATTCGCCTTTAGCTGCTTTTGCTTTTTTCATTAATCCCGTGCGAATACGATCAAAGTTTTCATCTTTGCTTACTGAAGCTGCTTGTCCTAATTCTTTTGCGGTTTCATCACTTCCTACAGCTGCTGCTGCTTCGTCTTCTTCTGGTTCGCTATATGATACATCATCAAACCCATCATCTCCAGGAGTTAAAGTAGCTTTTTTAGGGCCTTCACCTGCTGGTCTTCCTCTTTTACCTGTTGAAGGTGCTTTTTCTGGTTTATTTGGGTCTGCTTTTCTACCACGTTGTCCTGGTTCTTTACCTAACAATTGGTTAGCTGCATCTTTTTCAATAG